AACAGGAGCGTTGCTAGAAACGTAAACGTCTACACCGTAGAGGTTACCAATTAGACCTGACTCAACGCCACGGCCTCCGACAAAGTCAGAAGATACGTAACGATCAATGCCCATAATTGACTTACGAACAGCAGGAGGAATTACAAGAACTCGTCCGTCCATAGGTACGTCAGCATCGTCCATCTTCTTGATAGCCTCACGGAAACCAAGGTCAGTGAAGTTGTCACCAGTAGTAACAGTGTCAGCGGCATACGCGGCAAGGCCAGCAGCAGCATTGAAGTAATAGCTGTTGCTGTTTACCCAATTAGCGCCCGTGTTGGCAGGAGAAGCGGTACGAGTACCGTCACCAAAGCCAGTAGCGGCGTTAATAAGGTCAGTGTCAACTTGCAAAGCCAGTTGATAACCAGCGTCTTCAGTGTAGAACTGTCGCAGAGAGGACAAGCCTTGTACCTCTACAATGTCCTCAATCAAACGCGAGTACTCAAAGTGGCGGTCTACAGTGACTTGCAACTCTGTCTCAAGATTAGCCTGAATAGTTACTGCGGTAGATTCTGCTTTAGCAGACGCAGAGCCACGAATAGGCTTAGGAATGTGAATAACGTCACCCTTCTTGCCGGTCATTGACAGACGCTTAACAAGGGGAGCCATCTTTAGGTTCTTTTGGTAAGCGGCAATAATTTCATCAGACCAAATTTCGGGGATAAAAGTACCCGCCGCAGTTTTATCTACTACAGCATTAGCTGTAAAATATGCACCAGAGGTTTCACCAGCCATTTTAATTCTCCTTAAAGGTTAGGCTATTTAACCCTTTTTTCTGCATACGCTGCCATAATTTCAGGTTGCAGCGCCATGTAGCGATCAGGGTCATTTTGCATAAGTTTTATTAAGTCAGCACGACGATAAATTTTCTTACGCGATCCTTCTGCTGTTCCGCGAGCGTTGCCTGTACTTGCAGACTTTAATGTACTTTTACGAGCAGCTTGTTCTGCTTGTGCAGTTTGTTGTACTGCTTGTGTTCTTTCTTTCCAGAGAGAAAACAGTTCATGTGCTGCATCGTAGTCGTAACCTTGGTCTGCCTGAAGAAACAAATTTGTTCGGACTTTCGACCCTTTAATCCACTCAGCAAACTTAGGATCTTGTAGTATACTTTCCATATCAGGATGATTAGATTTCAACTGTGCAAGAGTAGCCTGTTGTTTTGCTTGTTGTGTATAAGCTTCCGCTTCTTTAATTTTAGGGTGATTATCTATAGCTCTGTTAACAGCGTTTTGAGGATCAACAAAGAAATCTACTTCATCATCTTCTTGTTGCTGTTGTTGAGGTGCTTGTTGTACTGAGAGTTGTGTCTGAATATGGTCATCAACTAACTTTCGTAACTCACCAACTTCCGTACTTTGTTTGCCAGAGAACTTCTCTAGCTCTTGGTGCATCTGTACAAGGTCTTCGACAGACTTACCTTGGTACTTTTCAGGAAGACCAAACTCTGATTCTTGAGGCTGTTCCTCTTCAGGATTCTCAATAGAGTTGTTAGTTAGCTCTTCAGTTGTTTCTGTTGCTTCCTCTTCTGGACGCTCATCAAGTAATATTGCTCGTGACATAATATAAACTTACCCCGCCTGTTATTAAGGTTATGGAGGATTAAAATAGGAAGTGACCTAGAACTAGGGTTCCTGATTAGATCGCCTAGCGTTCTCGCGTTCACGTACCCATTTCATGTGTCTGCCGGGAAAATCGCCAGATGCACCGTCGAGTATGTGTTGAGTTGCTGAAACGATTTTTGTAGCGTTAGCTCCACAACCGCACCTACTGGTTGTAGTACCTTCTTCTACAAATTCTTCAAAGATATGTCCGTTAGTACATTTAAAATCAAATACTTTAATCATCACTAACTAGCTCTTCGTAATTGTTGTTAGTAGTTGTCTCAAAGTTAAGAACATATGCTAGTACGTTTAGTTGTCCTTTACGTACATACAAATCGTTCTCATCTTTAGTTGCTTCTACACTGTTGATTACAAGAGCGTTCTGTTGTAGTTCTTCGATTAACTGCTTCCAACCGGGGTTGTTAAACAGGTCAAAGTACTTATTGTAATACTGTTCTGTTTCTTGATCTAGTGAGGCCATAAGGTTGTCTCTATATCTTCTATTATAACATATTTTTGACTAAAAGTCAAGTATTATTTATAAGTATTACTTCCGCTTCTTTTTTTTCTTTTTAGGAGGTTTTCCTACAGGAGGTCTTCCTACTGTATTTCCGTATGTTCCCGGTCCTTTTGGCATAGCTATCTCCTTACCATTTTTTGCAAGACCAATATCTTGCGGTTAATTTACTAGGCGGGTTTGAATCGCATTTATGCCTAGCTCTAAAAGACTTACGACGCTTTGGTTGATCTTTTTTAATTTTCATTTTAGCGTCACCAAAACGAATAAGTTTAGTTTTATCGCCTTTTTTTGCTACAACAACAAATTTTTTAGTTGGATGTTTAGGAGTCCTCTTTGGTTTGTTATACCCGCTTACTCCCGCTCGTTCTAGTTTTGGGTCTTTCTTCTTTGGCATCAACCTTTTCCTCCAGTTCTTTAACCCGGTTTTCTAGTAAGTCCAATTTGTCAAATTGGTCCTTGAACGCTTGGTTAATCTGGTCTAGAAATTTGGTCATTTCTATTTGCGTCATTATCATTTAAACTACCCCTATAAAAAATTACGCTTGCAGTGCAGAAGACGGAATATTTGAGGTTTCGTCAGCGGCTGTGTAGCGGGCAAGCCCTTTTGTAAAACGCACATCGCTTTGGTAGCCTGTGAACAGTTCGCTTCCATCATATTTTGCGCCTATCGTAAAATTATCATCAGTGTAGTTTCTGGAAAGCGTACTAGTGCTTCCTATTTGCGTTCCATTAAGATATAACCTGTGGTTTCCACTTGCGTCCCTTGTGTATGCCCAATGATACCAAGTGTTTGAAGATATTGCACTGCCTTTTGAAGCGACATGCGCTCCACTATAAATGTAGAAATCACTTGCGCTAATAGCCATTACCCATCCTGCTTGGCTACTTCCGCTAGTCCGTGTTCCCGCAACAGAAATATAACTTGATGGACTAGCGGTTAAATAAAACCACCCTTCGGCTGTAAAAGCCCCTGTTCCAAAATTGCCTATATTGCTATTATGTGCTTGTATGTAGTCACCCGTACCATCAAAGTACATTGATGAGGATAAAAACTTTGTCTGGGTCGTGGACGATTTGGCATCGCCATATAAAGTAATAGTCTTAGCAGACTGTGATTTATCAATGATGCCTGCGTCTGTTCCGCTTACTAACATGTTTGTGCCGCTAACCGCAGTTAGGGGTGCTGTTGGAATGTTTGCAGTCTCGTCGTCGGCTGTGTAAATAGCTGTTCCGCCGACTACCCTTGCGTCAGAGATTATCCCTATAAAGGGCTCAGTTCCGTTGGCGTTAGCTCCAATTGATAAAGGTTGATAAGTAAAATTATTAGTGACGGGACCGGAGTCCTTCTTTATTCCATTTATGTAAATACGCATCGTGCCGCTTTCTCTAGTAACAGCAACATGCGTCCAAACCTTGATAGGAACTGTTCCTGCGGAACTCACAACATGATGCGCCGTGCTGTAAATATATGCGTATCCAGTGCTATGTACGCCAACAACATACATAGTTGCGTCGGTCACACCGTGTGATCTTTGCCCGATGAGTCCTTGCCAAGTTCCTCCGGTTGCCGTACGATAAACCCAGCATTCAATTGTAAAGTCACCAGTGCCTAGAGTTGTCGTGTTACCGGACATTGCCAAATAATCACCAGTGCCATCTAAATGAATTGATCCGCCGTTAGAGCTGGCTGAGTATTCATTGTAGTCGTATGGGCTAAATGGTTCTGGGACGGTGTCGCCGTTTACAGTTACAGTATTGTTCTCAGTTGATCCGTCAGCTATATATGGAAGATGGCATGTCAACAATTTAGTGTTTGTTACAGCCGTTAACGGTGCTGTTGGGCCGCCTGAAGGTGGTACAATTGCTGTTCCAGAAACAACCCTTGCATCTCTTATATATCCTTTCCACGGGTAGTGTGTACTAGAAAAAATATTGGTTCCTAAAAGAGCATATGCTTGATTCCAATCCGTAGTATTTGTGGCTGTTCCAGAAGAGCTTCCGTTTACATATAACGTCATGTTGTTTGACCCACTACCGCTTCTAACTAAAGCAACATGATTCCATTTGTTAACTGTAATAGCCCCCGATGCTGATGTAATAAGAGTTGATGTATCTGCCATAACCTTTAGGGTTGTTTCATCTGCACCATCTATTAAAATACGTATTGAGCCGCCTGTTCCTGAACTTTCTACAGCATTTGTGTAAATACCAGCATTAGTTGCTAAAGAAGTTCCGTCAGGCCAAATCCAAAGTTCAACAGTAAAGTCACCACTGCCTAACTGCAATGAAGAATCTGATGCCTGCAAGTAATCACCAGCCGTACCGTCAAAATACACTGAATATCCGCCGCTTCTATAAGGGCTAAAGCTGTTTTGAGTTACGTTTCCATTTGCAGTAACTGTGTGATTGTTTGTTGATGCATCGTCGAACGAGTTATTTACCGCGTTATTAGCCCCAACAGAAGTAACAAGTGCTGTAGTATATTTACTGTTATTAACGCTAAATTGAAGAGTAAACGAAGATGCCGCACTAGCTATGTTTACACCGTCTGTGGCTCTAAAAGTAAGACTAAACGTCCCTGCGTGAGCCGTGTTTGTGGATGGAGTAATCGTAAAGACATTAGTGTTTGCTCCAGTTCCTTGGACAACTGTTGCAACATTACCGCTTGTGTCACTAGCAAGGCTATATGTAATTGGAATACCTTCTGCGTCTGTAGCTGTAATTGTTACTACCGTTGCAGAGCCGTTTACAGCAAGATTATAAGAAGAGTTTACACCGCTAATGCTGGGTGTAGTATTAACTAAAGCAATGTTGTACCAGCCACTGTCGCTAAAAATATACAAACGATCAGTAGAATCTACTAAAGCCATAGATCCTTCATTTACGCCAGCCAAAGGCAGATCATCAATAGTAGAATAAACTGTTACGCCACCACCACTGCCGCCACCTGATTGAGCTACCCAACTTAACGTGCCTGATCCGTTTGTTTTAAGAACTTGGTCAGCATCCCCATCATTATTAGGAAGAGTTAAAGTGTAAGATGCAGAAGCACTGTGAGGTGGGCCTTTAATTGTAACGCCGTGACTGTTGTTTTCGCAATTAAGTTTAAACTGTCCTGCTCCACGAGTAGCGTTTCCTTTAAAGACTGTAACGCCAGAGCCGTTAGGATCTAGGTCAATATCACCGTTACTAGTAGTGACTATATCGTTACCATTTAAATCTAAATTACCACCCAGTTGTGGTGTAGTATCTTCAGACAAGTTTGCCAGCTTTGATGAAAAATCTGGAGGAGTATAAGTAAACACGCCAGTGCTGTTATTGTACGCAATCGACCCATCACCGCTTGCTGAAGCTTCTGCGCCTACAGAAAGATCCGTTAAGGCAATACCGCTCCCGCCACCTCCAGACACTGACCCCGGCTCAAACCTATTGTTTGTTGTGTTCCAAATAAGCGCCTGACCGTTAGATATACTACTTGTAGATACATCAGTTAAATCACTAACTGAAGTAGCACCACGGTGTAGAACAATGTTACTTCCTTTACCTTTCCCGTTTTCAACTTTAGATATAGGCAACGAAACAGTTTGAGATGTGCCGTCTGATAAGTTAAATTTCAAACTACCATCAATACTATCGCTTTCTATTTTTGAAACACTAACGCCACCTTCACCCTGTAAACCTATGTCTCCTTTTTTTCCGTCAGAACCTTGCGGACCTATATCACCTTTAGGTCCTTTGTCACCTTTAAGACCTATATCACCTTTATCACCTTTAGGGCCTTTGTCGCCTGTCGGACCCGGATCTCCTTTAATTGATCCTAGTTCCGTAGCAATTTTAGCTAACGCCGCCGCAACAACTAACTCAGACATAACTTACCCCACCAACTGATTTAAAAGGCGCTGTTCAATTTCAGCATTAGGATTTTCTTTAGGCAACTCTTTTGGCTTGTTCTTTTCAGTAAGTTCTCTTTCTTTTAGCAAAGTGTCTGCTACTTTTAAACGCCGCTCAAACTCTTTGTCTTCTTGATCCCCTTCTTTGAGATTCCTTGTAATTGCCTCAATCTTTTCAATTTCAAGTTCCTGTGGTGCAAGCTGTGTTTCAACAGAGTATTTACTTGCTCTAGCTTGTGACTCAGCGGCTTGTGCATTAAGGGCAGCAGTTTGACTTTGCTGAAACTCAAGCTGTGTTTGTTGAGCCATTTGAGCCATCTGCTGTGCTTGCGGATCAGGCTGTTGCGCTTTTTGCATAGTTTCAATAAGTTCTTCACGGTTACTAAGGTTCATGTTGTCGATAATGCTCTGGATTAGCACAGGGTATAGTGGGCTGTCTTGCTTCATAGTTTGCAGTAGTTGCACTAACTGTGTTACCTCGTACTCACGAGCAATAATACCTAGAGTGCTTGTAGCATTAAACTTGTAGTCAGCTACGGGATAGTTTTCAGGATCAAATTGCATATACCTATGTGCTGCTTTAGTAACAAAAGGCAACAAAAAAGATTGTTGGAAATTAATTAATGTACGTTTATGACGCTTAATGATAGCGCCTAGTGACATACTTATACCAGCGGCTGTGGCTTCTCCGTTAACCTGTCCAGCAATACCGGCAGAGTCAACGGCTCCTGTAGCTTGCTGTACCATTTGCTGAAGCGATGCAGCTTGTGCAAAAGTAATTTGACCAACTTGTCCAAAGTTAAACGGTTGAAGTACTTCACGAGGATCTCCGTTGGTTAGGATCATCTTTCCGGGACGCACTTCTGGTTTAGCCCCTCTAGGAAGCCGTGTAGCGTCCACAGCCATCATCGGGTGAATAGTAAGGCTTAGTGCATCAATACGGGCTCGTAGCTCTGTGTCTAAAGCTTTCTGAGAATTATAACCCTTTTCACATACACCACGACCCCAGAAGCGTCCGGGTACTACGTCCCAAGGAAATGCAACAACAGGACGATCATTCATCATGTACGGATTAGCTTCTGCTTTTAAAAGCGTACCACCGTTAGCAATAACGACAATAGCTTCTACGTACTTAAAGTTTTCTTCTACATCTACGTCTTCAGCCTCTAGCAACTCACGAGGCACTAGACCGTAGTACTTAGTCAACCGTATTTTGTCATCGTTGTAAAGCGTAAGGTCTTGGTCAGGTTCTAAATCAGTATCAGGAGCAGCAGATTCAATAAAAGCTTCTTTGTACACTCCTTGTTCTTGTAACATTTCTACGCTGTGTTTAGAAACAAACTCATCAATAGCTACGCCCATAGCATCTTCTATTGATGTAGCTACAGGATCAATTAAAAAGTTTTGAGGCAACACAGGTTTTAGTTTAACTACAACCCTATCTGTAATATTAACCCCTACTGCTTGTAACTGCCCATCCATAATGGGTTGAGTAGCAGGAGCCATTTCTTTAATTTCTTCTAAAGTAATTTCACCTATACCTGTACCAAACACAGCAGAGTTAATAAGACATTCTGCAACTGCTTTGCGTACTTTACAAGCTTCAAAATCTTCAGTTAATTTTTTTCGTAAATACAATATGTCTTGTTTTTGTGGATCATTAGTATCGTCTGATATATCAAACCATTTTCCACGACCAAAGGTAGCTTCTTCTAGTTCTGCTACGTTAGACTCTACAGCCTGCTGAAGCGCAGGAGAGATAATTCTAGAACGCTCAGACGCTCTTTCAGAGTCAACAGGGTCCCATTGACCTCGCCATAACCTATAGTATTCTTCAAATTTTTGTTCGTAGTTTGACTCATAGTGATCTCTCCAGTTTTCACACTTAGTCATCACCCACTCTTCCAATGACTCCTCTATTATCAAAGGGTCTTGGCTATAGATTTCTTCTGCCATCTTAGGTTCCTTAAATCATAGCAACACAGTACCCTAGTGTAAAGCACACTACAGCACTGATTGCGTATATTCCGTAGGTGTTAAAAGGTCTGAAAACTTTATTACTAGGTAAATTCTTTGTAAACTCTTTCCAAAACAAACTCATGTTAGTACCCTGCCACTACGTCTAGTATTTCGTGATTGTCAATCTCGTAATCGTAACTGTACGCTACTTTAGCTAACTGGTCTATGTACGCCAATGCGTCTACCAAGTCATCGTGGGTTAGTGGATCTGGAAACTGAAACAGTTGATCTAAGAATTTGTTGTTCCACTCACCCTTTTTAATAGCTACGTAACCGTTTTCAAAGCGTCCCTGTAGCGCCCACATAACCCTGTCAGTCTTTTTCTTGTTACCGTGGGTTAACTCTTCGACACGAAAAAACGTCCCGTACCTTTTCTGTAGGTCCGTGAGGGGACTCATAACCGCTTGCTTTGCTATTCCTCTTTCAATACCAACGCTAATGGGTCTGTAATCTCTAACGGCTTGAAATATCTTAGCGGCAGTCTCGTCAAGGCTCCACCGCCCATGTATAATGTTATCAACGTACCAACCATCAGTACCAACTTTAACGACAGCAATTGCAGTTTCATCTAGTTTTGTGTTCTTTGTCCGTTTCTTGTTTACTTCTTCAAAACCAGCTAAGTCAACAGCTATGTAGTAATCTCCAATTTCCGGTTCTTCTCCAAACTGGACCCAATCTTCTTTGAACATTTCAGAGCCTCTTGCTTCAAACGAGGCCATGAACTCTTGTCTAAAGGCATAACTTGACATTGACTTCTTTGCCGTATTAATTTCTTCAGGGTCGAGGATGGGGTTGTCATAACTGGTAAAGTGCCACCCCTTGTAAGTTTCATCGTCCCCTAGCTCCGCAAGTTTGTACAGTTCGTAAAAGTGGTTCCTGCCCATAGGCGTACCTATGAACATCGCTGAACCTTTTTGGTCAGCTAGTGCTGGACGGAGGATCTGCTCCCATACGTCAGGCTTCATGTCTGCGTACTCGTCCATCACAAGAAACTTCAAGGACACACCACGCATTGTCTCTGGCCTATCGGCTCCTTTGAGACTAATCATGGCCCCGTTGACCAGCTTGATCTGCA